ACCATTCTCGTTATGTAATTTATCGTTTATATACCATGATTTATATGAAACATTTCCATTTGAATAATATCCAATAATAGCAGGACCATTTTCATTGTGTATATCATTGTATTTACACCATGATTTATATGAAACATTTCCATTTGAATAATATTCAATAATAGCAGGGCCATTCTCGTTATGCAATTTACCATTTATAAACCATGATTTATATTTAACATTTCCATTTTCATCATATTCAATAAAAGCAGGACCATTCTCGTTATGCATATCATTGTATTTACACCATATTTCATAAATAATACTTCCGTTTTCACGATATGAAATACGAGCAGGGCCATTTTCATTATGATATTCATCATTTTTTGTCCATGATTTTGATTTAATGTTTCCATTTGGAAAGTATTCAATTTTTATTGGATTGTTTTCTGATTCATCTTGCGAAAGTTTCATTTGTTTATTCCTTTGGAAGCCAAATCACCAGTTCGTTTTTGTGTTTCCCTAATCTTTCAAAATGAGAAAAACCTTCTGGTATTTGAATTGGTCCCCTCCAATTCTTACGAGCTTGTGATTTACTTGAAAAAACACCAAGTTCAACCAAACAATCAATGTCACTAATGATTAGGGCTTTCATTTTTCAAACTCATTTACATTTGAGAATTGTTGCATTGTTTCTTTTTGAACAAAAGAAAAACACAACAATCCCCTCAAACAAAGGAATTGTGAATTGACTCTGAAAACTGGTCCGTCACTACCGTTTGCAAAGTAATTACAATTCCTTTGTTTGAAAGGATTGAAGTTTTGTGTTTGTTTTTAGATTTATACCGGAATTACCTCAATTGAGGCGCGCTTTATCTCAACAAACTCTACAATTGAGTCTTTTGTGAGAGAGTAGATCCTGAATCCACTAAAATCTACCCATTTTTGGGAGCTTTCATTCCAAAACAACACACTTTGACAAGTGTATTTGTTTTTGTTCATAGAGACTATTTTACACACGTATGTGTTAGCCTCAGAACATGTATAGAGAAAGAAAGAATCGAAGGAAGCATTTTGCAATGTCTTTTTCATTTGTTTGTTCCCTTCTGAAAATCAAACCCTCAAAAGACAATGCGACAACACCAGTCCTAGCCCTTTGGATTGGTTATTTTTTGTGCTGATTGCATTTACAAACCACGCAGCTTTCCAAGGCATTGACGAGGCTTGTAATTGGAGTGTTATCAACACAAAAACAATTGTCACATTGTCTTTTGAGAATCCGATTGTGACATTGGGGGAACCGAATTGTTCCCCCATTTGTCATCTTGGATCACTCGGCAATGTCTTCCGAATCCTCCGAATCCTCGACCAGATCATCGTTATTGAGGCTTTCGAGATATTCGCTCATAGTTTCCAAACCGCGAACAATCGCGGGCTGGAGACGCTTGGAGACTTCACGACCATCCAAACCGAGATCGATCAGTTGATTCACGAGGGTTTCAAGAGCCTTGCGATTGCCCGAACCTTCACGAATCGACTCGGAATCCGAGGATCCCCACGCATAGAGGAAATCCGCAAACTTGCGGAGGTGACCATCGGGAGCAAATGCGGCGAGATTCTGTCCCACGGGAAGATCCCCGCAAAAGATCTCACGACCCTTCTGGCGGAAGTTTCCGAAAGCATCCTCGATTCGAGAGAGATCCCGATTCTCTCCCTTCTCGCGATCATTGCGAACCTGAAAAGGTCCGAAAGCCTTGCACGCGAGCATGAACATTTCGGCATTCTTAGCGAGCTTGGTTTGCACCTTGCTCGAACGACGGATCGTTTCCTTCTCCCTTTCGTGCTTCTCCCATTGTGCGTCCACCTGCGCCTGGAGATCCGAATCACTAAGATTCGGATTCATGCCACGCAAAAGCGTCGTGGCAGTATTGTAGAAAACTTCCTTCTCGCTCTTCGGACCACGCTTGCGACCAATAACGTTCGACATTTTGAATTGTCCTTTTGTTTGAATTGCTCGTCTACCTGAATTGTGGAATTGAACCGCAATCCCACAAATTAGAACCTAATCCTTGCCTTTTTGGGCATTTCCTAGTTGTCCACACTAGGCGTCTTTTCCACGTCTGCAAACAAGCCCCAAAACGAGCTTGACGGACATTGCAGAACGCTTATTGATCTTTGTATACCGGATTAGATCCTAAGTTGTGAAGTTGGGTTTCGTGGGGGAAGGGCGTTTCCCGTTCCCCTGCACGCATACCTTACGAACCGCCTTTCGAGCGTCAAGCCTTCAACGCTCTTTTCTTTTGGCACGGCCCTTGCAGGCCGAAACCGTCATTGATCCTACAGAGTTTCCTGATACTTATATCCCTGGATCCTCTCATAAGGCCATCGGGTTTCGGTTCCCTGGAATGCACGATTCCAGAGAATGATTGTTGCGAGCCTGTAACCGCATGATCTCGCAGCTTCATTCTTCGATTCCCCCTTGAGAATCGCGAAGTTGAACATGGAGATCACCGCGAAGCGTTGAGCGTTTTTTTCGAGATTGAAGGGATCCCCACGCTTGATCCGGGGATAACCCGTCACGTCGTGGGAGGGAAGGTCATTGCTCTTTTCCATGTTGAACCTCACACGGGAATTGTGATTCTGGATCATTTTACCTTATCCTTTGTTTGGATGGTTTGGGTTTCCATCCCTCATGCTGGGAAGATAGGCACCGTGGATTCGTTCGTCAATGGGTTTGGGTTCGTTTTCCTTTTCCGTTCCCCATCCCTCATGCTGGGAAGATAGGATCCCGTCCAACGCCGACAAGGGAGCCAATACGGTTTCAGTGGGTTTCAGTGGGAGATCAATATAGAGAACAATTAGGAACAATGAATGAATATGAATGAATGTGTACATGTAGATATGTGTATGTGTATATATATGAATATATAAGTAAATATTCAGGTAAGAGTTTTGTAATGTGGTCAAATGTGAAGCAATTGTAATTGTGTGTAAGTATGTGTAATTGTAAAGGATGCAATGATGAATGGTTATAAATGGTTAGGATGATATGTTTATGATTGGTGAGGGATATCAACACCTTACACCACCTCTTGATTATTAGATACCCATTCAATTGCAATGTATGTGTAACCATTTGTATTTCTTTGTAATATCTCATTACGGAATGTGAATCCTTGTGAAGGGGGGGGGAGAGGGGAGAGGGGGAGACCCCTCCCAAATACGCACCCCATTTTTCCAAATTATAAAACTCTCCAATATTTATTACATGTTTTGTCATTGCTGTGTATATAATTGTAATGATTTGTATTTGTTTGTAATAATGCTGTAATTGTTTGTATTGGTTGTATGTGTGCTGTAATGATCCCTGTTTCCCCATCATTCATTCAATCATCCCCATAGCCCCCCTGAATATCAATTGTGGATTTGATATCCCCCATCATGACCCATCCCCATCATTGATGTTGTGGCACCACCCAAATCAATTGTTTTATATTGATTTCAGGCATTGCATTCATCCCATCAATTCATTGAATTATTATATATGTGGATTGTTTATATAAATCATTTATTGTATTGCATATACATATACATATACATATAACAGCACATAATATATATACCATTCATTATAATACCAGCAATTATAATATAAACCATTACAATATATATAATATATGATAACAATATTGTAATTTTGATAAAAAAAAATCTTGATAAGTCTCAGAATATAAAATTCTTAATTACCAAGGGTGAAAATTAAATTGTAATTGTTGTAATATTAATTGTAATTTATTTATTAATACTGAATTTAATTACTTGATCCTGTCATGTTAACGCTGTAATTCACCGTGTCATGTTAAGTCTTATAATAAGAATTCAATATATTATACATTACAACCAATATACAACATAATTATGGGGATTTTATTAAAAATGAAAAAATTTCTTATATTCATAATTTATATCAAAATAATCCTCTTCTTCTTTCCACAATGTAGAAACATCATCATTATCACCATTATTTTTTTTATGTAAATAAATGTATTCTGTTTGTTTTAAACCTGATTTTTGAATATATATCCAAATTTCATTTGGCAATCTATTATTTCCTTTTCTTGTAATATATTGATCATTTATTATCCATGATATTGTAATAACATTATAATAACCATGTTCACCTGATTCATAATATGTTATTGATGTTGGTTTGTCATCATTTGTATTCTGATTAATGATGGTGGGGGAAAATTCAAAATAATCACCATCAGATGCTTGTCTAATATTAAATTTATCATAATACAATTGATATGTTTTTAATGTTGTATTTATTTTCATTTATTTGACTCTTATTCCATTTTTCCAATATTCTTGTCTTGTTGTATTTCCATCTTCATTATATACAATAATGGCAGGACCATTATCGTTATGACGTTTACCGTTTATATACCATGATTTATATGCAACATTTCCATTTTCATAATATGAAATATAAGCAGGACCGTTCTCATTATGACGTTCATTATTTATACACCATTCTTTGTATTGAATATTTCCATTTGAATCATATACAATAACAGCAGGGCCATTCTCGTTATGCCATTTATTATTTTCATTTTTCCATATTAATTCAATTGTATATCCATCATTATTTATTTGTGACGGTGGATTATATTTAATTCCATCAATTATTGTGTCTATTTTATAGAATGTATTTATGATCATTTATTTATTAATTCCAATTATTAAAATTTATATCAAAATATTTCTCTATTTGATGAACAATCTCAGTCATATATTCATATATCGAATAAGAAAATCTGTTTCCATCTGAAATATATATACTATTTGCTTTGCTGTAGGATCTTTTGAAATAAAAGAATCCAATAAATCCTTGATCTTTAATGAAATTCTCAACCTTTATCCATTCTATAAGAATGTCTCCATTTTTGTGAAATACAAATTTTGTTGGTAAATCTTTATTTAATCTTTCTTTATTTTGATCATTTACAAATGTGAATCTTGTAAATTTTGGACAGCTATAAACATCAATTTCCTCATTTGATAATATTGGGTGTTGAAGTTGTAATATTTTTTGTTTTGTATTTATTTTCATTTATTTAATTTTTATTCCATTTTTCCAATATTCTTGTCTTATTATGTTTCCATCTTCATCATATCCAATAATAGCAGGACCATTCTCGTTATGACATTTACCATTTATATACCATGATTTATATGAAACATTTCCATTTGAATAATATCTAATAACAGCAGGACCATTCTCGTTATGCAATTTATCATTTATCCACCATGATTTATATTTAACATTTCCATTTTCATCATATCCAATACGAGCAGGACCATTCTCGTTATGCCATTTATCATTTATCCACCATGATTTGTATTCAATATTTCCATTTAAATCATATACAATAACAGCAGGACCATTCTCGTTATGATATTTATTATTTTCATTTTTCCATATTAATTCAATTGTATATCCATCATTATTTATTTTCGATGGTGGATTGTATTTAATCCCATCAATTATTGTGTCTATTTTGTATAATGTATTTATGATCATTTTATTTATCCCATTTATTGAAATTTATATCTAAATAATTTTCAGTTTTGTTTTTGAATATTTGATCGCCAATAATATATTCATATTCACAAAAAAATTCATCATCATTTGATTTGGGATTATATATTTGAACATAATTGCATTTGTCTTGTCCTCTTTCAATATATTTTCCCGCTTTAAACCAAAGAAGTGCTATTAATTCATAATGACTTTCTTGTTCTATTCTTATAATAGATGGCTTGTTTGTGTCTATTTTATTATTATTGATAACAATTATATCTGAGATAGGATGAAATTTTACATCCATTCCAGATAATAATTCATATGTTTTTGATGTTGTGTTTATTATCATTGTTCTGTATTCCAAAATTGATAATTTATATCAAAATAATCCTCTGATACTGTCATCACCACTGTTGGTTTGTCTGCTGTTCCTTCTCTTATTTCATATATATATTTATTAATGTTTTTAAAAATACAATTTGGTTGATTTGGATTTTTTCGAGCTACGTATTTCACACCTTTCCACCAATAATCAGCAGGAATTCCTGGTGACATCCAAGACAATGAAACAAGTCCATTTGTACCAAAAACAAATACTGTGGGTAAATCTTGAAACAATCTTTGTTTTGTTGTTTCAGGATTAAATTTACACAAAGATACACTATCAATATTTTTTATTTGTAAACCTGGAATGGAAGATATATTATAATATATATTATTTATTTTATTTAATGTATTGATCAACATCTTTTTCAGCAACATCCTTTTGTTCTAAAACAAATCCACTTTTATCAAGCCAATATATTTTGTATACATTGTTTTCATCATCAAAATAAATTCTATTTGGTTTATTGTTTGATCTTATGTGATACATATCGCCATCAAACCATTCAATATTTATAATTTTTCCTAAATTAATATTAAATTCAACTATTGTCGGCCTATCATAATAAAAAAATATTTGCATTTGTTCTTTATATGTTAAGAAATCAATATATTTTTTTTCTCCTGCTCCTGATATTTTAATATTCATTCTGCTAAACATATCTGTGTTATACATGATTCCAAATGTTTTTTTAAAGGTATTTATTTTCATTTATTAAATTGTTTCCTATATGTTTTGAAACATCCATTACAAATATTTCCATTTATTTTTTCTTGTTTGGGGAATGTATTTGAGCATTTTCTACAAACAAAGAAATGTATTTTTTCTTTTATAAAAGGTTCAGGATTTTTTATATGATCCCATGTTTCACCTTTTATTGCTTTTATTAAAGCAAAATATTCAACATTTAATTGTTTTGATATTTCTTTAATGTTTTTACCAGCCCATGCTTGTTTTCTGGCTTCAACAACAATGTCATAATTTAATTTTTGATATTTATTTTTCAAAATTTTATCTCATTTATTTAATTTTTCTTCCATTTTTCCAATATTCTTGTTTTCCTATATTTCCATTTGAATAATATCTAATAACAGCAGGGCCATTTTCGTTATGTAGTTTGCCATTTATACACCATTCTTTGTATTGAATATTTCCGTTTTCATAATATGCAATAAAAGCAGGACCATTCTCATTATGACGTTCATTATTTATACACCATTCTTTGTATTGAATATTTCCATTTGAATAATATTGAATAAAAGCAGGACCGTTATCATTATGATTTTTATCATTTTCATTTTTCCATATTAATTGAATTATATATCCATTATTAATTGTTTGTGATGGTAGATTGTATTTAATTCCATCAATTATTGTATCTGTTTTGTAAAGTGTATTTATGATCATTTATTTTTCCATAATGGATAAAAGTCTATCAGGAGGCATTGGTACATAAATTAATTCACCATTTTTAACATGTAAATCTGTTGGTTTTTTATTATAAAACGCAATCAAAAACCACAATGAAGGATCATTATAGTATTTTGATGCTAATTTAAAAAATTTCTCACCAAATTTCCAAGTAATTGGAATTAAATTAAATTCCAATATTTCATCTTCTGTTGGATAATTATATTCTTTTGAAATATAATGTGTTATTGATTTCATTTCTCTTTGAGAGAGAAAAGAAGAATAAGATTCAGATTTTGTTATTTTTTCATCTCTTGATTCATTTCTATTCATTTTTTTTACTCAATTGGCCATGGAATATTAGTTTCTTGTTCAAATTTTTTAACTGCTTCAATTGTTTTCTTTTCTTGCTCTATTAAGCTTTTTGAAACAAATCCTTCTTTTTGAGCCAAGAGAAAGAATTTTCTTTCTTCTTTTAAAGCATTAATAAATGCATCAATTTGAGATTTTGTTCCTTTTAATTTAATATTCTTATTTTCATTTAATTTTGAATTTTTAACAAACCACTTAATCCATTCGCCAAATGTGGCAAGCCATGATTCATTTAATTCATCAGAATTATATGAATTTTCATTTTCAAAAATAATTGTAAATTTATTCATTTTTTATTTTTCCTATTTAATCTTTATTCCGTTTTTCCAATATTCTTGTCTTATTATGTTTCCATCTTCATCATATCCAATAATAGCAGGACCATTTTCGTTATGTTCTTTACCATTTATATACCATGATTTATATTCAACATTTCCATTTGGATAATATTCAATAAAAGCAGGACCATTCTCGTTATGACATTTACCATTTTCTTTTTTCCACATTAATTCAATTACATTTCTGTAATTATTTATTTGTGATGGTGAATTGTATTTAATCCCATCAATTATTGTGTCTGTTTTATATAATGTATTTATGATCATTTATTTAATTCCGCTTTTTTTAAGTAAATTATTCATTGGATTATTCTTATTTGAAGGCTCAAAAGAATCAGCGTTTAACAAATCATGCGTGATCGAATCAGTAATTTCACCAGAGCGAATTGGATTTTCTATTGTTTGCGTTGGATTATCTGAAAATTCACCCTTGTTTACAACAAAACTTCTATTTAAACCATATGGGAAAATAATATCGGCTTGGCCTCCATCATTTGAATTTCCTGATGCTGAAGAGTCATCAAAACCTAATTGATGATTATGTAATACTCTATATGATATTTGTATTTCAATTATCTTTGGATACATTGACAAAGCATCTCCTTTATCTGTTGCTTGACCTTGTTTTGTCATTCTATCAATATATCCACTATTAACTTCAACATAGGTACCATATTGTAATAACATTTGAACGTTAAATCCACCATCAATAAAACCATACAATCCACCACCAGTTTTAACATCTTGTATTAAATTACCAAATTTCAATCTTAACAACGGGGCTGCTTTAATGTCTGATATAGAGAGATTAGAAAAATTTTCTCCATTTTTAATTTGATATCCTGTTGTTGAAATTTTTGGATACAAAAAATTTGTTAACATACTTATTTTTCTAAGATTTTCTCTAGCTGATTGTAAATCATGAGCTGGAATTCTCCATGTTAAATTGTATTTTCTTCTTGTTTTGGAAAAATTATAAATACCATCCATTTTTCCCCAAACATCTTCACTTTCCCAATCACTTTCATATTGGTCACTCATTGATTCGAGCATTGCCCAAAACTCAACGGTTGGAACCCCATTGCTTGTTGATTTTTCTTGAATTGAATTAACATATTCAAATCTCAACAAAGCCATTCCTTCTTCGTGTGCTCTAATATAATTTAAATCAAGATTCGATGATGATGTGTGTTTTGCCATTACAAATTGCTCCTACCGGAGACTGGATTAATATTATTAAGTTCTTTTAATGCAACCTTTCCAACTTCACGACCATCAATTTCAAGAGAAATTGATTGATTGGATTTATTGTTGGACAATGCATTCAATATAGATGACATATTTTTAATCAATTCAGCCATTTGTGAATTGTCATTTGTTTTTGTGTTTGCTAATGTTATTATTTCTTTGTTTATTTCTTTAAATTTTTCAATATTTTCACTCTTTACTTGAGATACACCTTGTATTGTATTTCCAAGACCCGAAAGGAACACGCTCATTGCAGGGTTGACACCAGTTAGACTCAAAGAAGAAATTTGTTCAAACATTTTTGAAGCATTTTCCAAAGAATCATCAGAGATTGAACTAAATGATTTTGAAAAAGAACTAGCAACTTTTGTAATTGAATCAGCCAATTTACTCATTTTTGGTTCATAATCAGCCATGCCAACAATCTGCTTCATCATTTCAATTCTTTGTTTTTCTTTTGATAAACCAGAAAAACCTTCATCAACCTCTTTAATTGCTTTACCAAATCCCCAAATAGCAAGAGATATCAACCCAATTGAAGCAGCTGCATAAAAAGCACCCTGTAGAACATTGTAAGTTATTGCTTTTAATGCTCCAGCTATTTTTGAAACCAATTTAGAAAATCCAGAACCAACTTTATCTGCAACGTTTACAACCACTTCTCCTGTGGCTTCAATTGGTTTTTTTAATCCCTTTAATTTATCGATGAATCCAGAAAAAAATGAAAATATTTTTCCTTTGAACATCATTACAATTAATCCAACAGTAATCAATCCAGTTCCGTATCCATGAGTAATTTTATCAAGCAACAAGAAAGCATCAGCAATCCATCCAATAACAGTCACAATTGGTCTAACAACCACAGCAAATGCTCTCATTATTGCCTGCAATTTTTCCATTATACTAGCAGTATCGGCAGCTCTTTCTCTTGCTTCTTCCTCTGAAACCGCATTTGCCATCAAAGATCTTCTGTAGTCCTCCAAGGAACCAGTAAATATCTTGGTTGCAGTTTCCATGTTGGAAATACCAGCAGCATTGGCTACTGCTTGTTTTTCTTGTGCATTCAATGCTGTCCACACTTTACCAGAGGCATTAAACATTTTAATTAAAGTTTCAACCCTTTCATTTTCGCTCATTTTCATCATTTGAATCGTGTTCAAATAAGGGCCACCCAAAATAGCATTCAATCTGGCCACTTTGGGAACCGCTTCATCAAAAGAATCGTAACCAGCAACAACATCAAGAAGCTCAGAAGTTTCGAGCCTCAATGATTTTGCTTGTGCTGTTAATTTTAAAAAAACATCCTTTGCTGATTCGCCTCTTTTAACCAATTTTGGCATTGATTCATTGAAATCAGAAACAGCTTTGGTTAAAGTGATACCAAGAGAATCAGCCATGCCTCTTAATTGAGAATTGAATTTCTTGACTCCTTCATCGCTAGTCTTCAGTGTTTCTTTTAATATTGATACTTCTTTAGCGTAATCATTTGTTGAAACACCTAATTTTTCCATTATTATAGCAGAATTCAAATATGTTTTTTGTTGCTCTTCACTCAACAAAGAAAATGATTTAAATTCTGTCAATAAAGACCTAACAGAAGACGCAACATCTTCAGCTGAAACAGCAAGATCTCTATTGTTCTCATAAGCTGAAAAAATTAAATCATTGTGTTTTCCAATAATTCCTGTTGATCTTTCAAATGAATTAATAGCAGAATCCCACGCAATGACTTGTGCATAAGTTGATTCTATTGTTTTTGAAAAAACATTATCCAACAAATTAAGTGGATTAAATAATTTTTTAATGGTTTCAATGGTGTTCAAAACAGCCATTGAAAATGCCGGTATTGTTTCTGTGGCTCCTTCTTGTAATGGTTTAAAGAAAGATTGAAACATTGAATTGCTTCTGTCCTCAACAAGCAAAACTCGGCTAACAAAGCTCTTAACGCTGCTCTCTTGTTCTTGAGAAAGTTTTTTTAATGCTTCTAAATTTTCAGTGGAAAGAGCAAGCTTTTTTTCGTTTTGTAGATTTTCTGCTCTTAATCTTGCAAGCTCATTATCAGCGTTTTGTTTTTTTTCATTTGCATCGTCAGCTTCATCCTTAACAAGATCCTCAAGTATCTTTCTTTGTTCGAGCATTGCTTTATTGGTTGCAATAATTTTTCTTCTTAATTCTATATTTGAATCCAATTGATTTTGATAATATTCACCAGCTGTACGACTCAATCTTTCAATAACTTCATCATTTTTAAAACCATTATTCATGTTATCAATAAATTTATTTGTTTCTTGAATGATGTTATTTATTTTTTTAAATTCTGTTTGAACAGTTTCGCTATATTCTTTAACAGATTCTGTTAATTCATTAATTAAAGCTTTTTGTTCATTATTGATATCCATTTATATTTTCCCACATAAATAGCAAAAAATCCAAGATTTCTCTTGGATCTTTTTAATAAATTTCAATTATTTATTATTTTTTCATTTCATCATTTTTTCTTTGCACTCTATTATTAATAAGCTCTTTATGATAGTTTCTTAATCCAATTGGAAGCCACAACAATTCATCCATTCTCCAATTGTGCTCGCAAATCAATTCATTAAAAACATAATGTATTGATGCATAATATTCATCAACATAAGCTAATGGTATAATCCAATCAGGAAAAAACCAATGACACCAATTACAAACATCATATTGCATTATATAATTAATGTCATTTATAGTTCTGGGTATAAAAAACGTGAAGAAATTGGTGCATCCATCTCCATTTCAATTTCACAATGATTGCACTTCCAATCTGAAACAATCTCGAATGATGGTTGAATTTTTTTGAGAGTCTTTTTGAAATGCCATAGATCTGCTGATTTTAAATTGTCATGAAGATCCATCTTTTGTTTGGTGGTTGGCTCCATGTCATTAACAAAACGCACCAAATCGCAAAAAACGTGGGAGAAATCGACATTCTTGTCAACAGCAGTCATTTTCTCAATTTTGCAAATAACTTTTTGATTTGAGACATATGTTGCAATTTTGAGCTTTGACACTGGTAAAACAAATTCAAAACAACCAGTTGTTTCATTGAAGTCAACACCAGACTGATCTGACAATGAAAAGTAACCATTTGATGATTTTTGTTTATTCAATGGAAAACTATATTTGTCTTTTTTTAGACATGATGGACATGTAATTTGAGCATCATAGTCCTCGCCAAAAGCTGAAATTCTTGCAGCAACGAGAATTGCGCTTCTGTCTGCATCACAAATTAAATCAAAATTATTTTCTTTTTTGAGTTCATCACTCAAAAGAAGTGATTTAATAAAATTTGTTACAACAATACCTGATTTGATAAAATCTTTATTTGCAAGAATTTTTTCTTCTTTGCCTGATACTTCTTTAATTTCAATGTGGGTTTTGTTGTGAAGCGGATGATCAACAGAGTAAACCATGCCCTTTGATGGCAACTCTACCAAAATAGAAAAGGGTGGAAGATTCATTTCTTCATATTTTGAATCTTTTGTTAGGGCTTCAATTGGTTCCGTGTATAATGTTTCTTGTTTTAATTGTTGTGTTTGTTCTTCTTTTTGCTTTAGAGATTCAGGCAACCCAAGAATGTTCTTGAATTTATCCTGATTATTTCTTTCTGTCATACAACCTCTTTAATATTAAAAGACTTCAGGTTCAGCCCAATCGAATCTAAGTGTCATTTCAATTGTTAAAATTTCATGACTTTTATAATCCAATGTTCCAAAATTTAATTTTGAAAACCAAGGATTTTTCAGTGTCCAAGTTTCAATAGGGTCGCCATTATGATTTAATTGTGTAATTTTAACTTGACCAATTGCAGTAGCAGCTTCTTTTTTGGAAACTGTTCTCTCTGCGTTTTTACCAGTTTCATCTGTGCCAATCCACTTATTAGGAAAATAATAGCCTGAATCTTTCAACATTTTCATTAAAGCTCTTGCTACGTTTGGATTAACAGCATCATAAAATGTAAAATCAATTGGATCCCATTTTACTTTGCCGGGGTAATAAAAGGTGTGATTGAGCCAATTGGCCTCTGCTTCACTTATTTGAGCAGATGGTTTCTTGGCAGCTGCCACCGCAAATCTTGGAATGACAGCACCTTCACCACCTTGACCTGTACCAATGTCAACAACGAATGTGTGTTGTCTTTTGGGTTCGCTTAAAACTGATGACCAAAAATTACCGTTTGCCAAATTAATCTTCTCCTAATGTAATTATGTCAATTCAGAAAAACTTGCGCCTTGTGGTGTAATATTAAAATCAAGACCGATAAATTCAATAGCTTTTGTTGGTTTTACGAAAATTTTACCATATGCAATATTGTTGTCAATATTATCAGGCGTATTTGTTTTTTGATTAAACACTAATTTATATTCTTGAATTCCGTTATCAGACAAAACATTTTGTAGAATAGGATCTGCCAGAGAAACAAATCTATTCCACGTTACTGATGCATTGGCATCAAATACAACTTGTAATGCAATTTTAGAAATTGTTTTTTCAAGATACAACATAGCTCGTCTAACATTAATTCTATTAAGTGCAGAATTTGTTGATAATAGAGTCTTTTGTCCCCATACAACGATTCCCGCATTTGAAACGTTTGAAATTGCATTGATTTTTGCATCATACAATTTATCTCTGTCTGATTGTCGAAGTTTCTTTACAAGAGAAACAACATTTAAACCAGCATTTCCATTTGATACGTTGCCCCTTGAGAAACCAGCAGGAGCATAATAAGGAGCAGCAACAGCATCATTGTAGGCCAATGTTCCAAGAGCAATGACAGACGGAGGAACAGGAACAAGAGCATTGTTTATTGAATCTCTAACGTTAACCCATGAAGAATAAGCAGCGGCATAAGAAGTGTTTAGCGCTCTTGCTTTCATGACATCCGCTGTTGTGTCAACGCTAAAGGTTCTTTGTGCAACACTATTTGCGTTCTCGCTTCTTGGTTGATAATCAGAGGCGCAATCAATAATTGCCATTGCATCACCTCTGTCCTCACAAACGGCCATCAATCTATTTGTTATTGATGTATTTGTTACACCAGGAATTGCTGCGAGGTTGAATTCAACATCCTCTGGGTCAGAAATTATATCAATTGCTCTTTTTAATGTATTGAATTCATATGATGTTTTTTCGGTCACTGAATCCAGTGCTGTGTTTCTGAATGGTTCAATTTCTGTAACATCGAAGCCATCAAATCCACCAGCAAGAACGGTTGTAAAATTATTAAACCCAGCATCAAGAACAGTTTGATAAGATGAGCTATTTAATCCAGTTCCTGCTGCTCTTGCTCCTGAAACCCATTGGCCTTCTGTTGTTGAATCAGATAAATATCTTACATCATCCAATGTGAACACCCAAGAATATTGAGTTCCATTTGAATCAGATGGTGCAAAGCTATCGACATTTGCTGGTTTAACTCTTAGAATGTCCTTAACTGATCTTGCAAACTTGCCGCTTGAATCATCAGTGTAAACACCAAAGTACGCTTGTGATGGTGATGCCAATGAACCTGACCGGGTGTCGGCTCTTAGTTGTAATTTTGGATAAATAACAGAGCCTGAGAAGTTGCCAGATCCGCTTGGAATCATGAAAACGCCGTACTTAGTTGCAGCTTCAAGTTGAATTGGGTTATATGTTTGATTTGCACCTTTGACAAATGGTGTTTCTGCTGTTAGATTTGGTGAAATGGTCGCTGTAAAATAAGCTTTGAAATTGGTTGATCCAGATATAATTGAGAAGTTTTTGTATTGAACGGGACCATAAACACCGAATGGCAGAGATTGAGGAATAACGGTTTTATTCGCAACCTTGTCTGAAGCCTCAACTCTAATATATTTTGATCTGTTTTCAAACAAACCAAACTCATCATTCAACAGGGTTGTGGTGTTGAATGAGGTATATTTGTCACCAATTTTAACACCAATATAATTTTCAGGATCATCTGGGTTCAAATTGCATCCAACAAATTGCTCGACAATTTTTGGATATGCATCTGTGTCATCAATTTTTCTTACAACAACGTCAAATGAGCCATATGGTGTGACTTCTGTGTTGTCAGAAATTCTTATATTTCTTATTGAAATTTTAATATTTGATTGATTCCATTCACCAGAATCCAAGCTGTGAAACTTGAATAGTTTTGGCATTGTGGTTGGGGCAAATGTGGTTGTGGCTTCACCTGTCGAAAAATCTTGAGAGAAGAACCAACCAGTTTGTGCGTTTTGGCTATCAATTCTTCTATCTGAATGCTCTGGTGTTCCGCCTGATAATTGAAGTGCTAAAATAACACCGTTCCACTTTGTCGCGGCTCTTAATTGATCACATTCAGGTGAAGAATTTATGAAATCCTCAAATGACTCACCCAAGAAGTATTTCTTAACATCAGAAGCTGCATAAATTGAAGTATTTACAGCTGTTGGATTGGTGTTGAAAACCTTTCTAATGAATCTGTCACTTGATGGAGTGAAATTAAATCTACTGTTTTCAACAGTTACACCATTTTCATCTCTAATGAGAACCTTGAACTCTCTATCTGCATTTGAATCCAAAAGACCTGAAGTTCCGCTGTAATAAGTATTTGTTCCAATTAATGTGCCTGACAATGCAATTGAACCAGTTTTAATGTACCAAATAGCGGCCAAAGTACCAGTGCATTGAGCGGAACCGGATGGAAAAACAAACAAACCATATGCACCACCAGTTGGATTAGCAGCATTAATTGAGCCAACCTTCCAACCAGCTTCACCAGAATCAGTTGTTGCTTCTGGGTGTTTAACACCAAGCAATCTAACATAAGTGAGAGTGTTTGATGCTTTCAAAACAGCTTGAGCTGCATAAGCACCATAAATAGGACCAAGAATTTGATTGTCTCGCCACACATCATTGACAGCATTTTGTGGGGTTGGTTCACCAAACACATCAACGAATTCAGCAAATGATGAAACCGTAACTGGTTTCATTGCTGGACCTCTTTGGGCTCGTCCTATTACTACTGTTCCAAGTTCTCCAGGAGTTGCAGGAATTTGTGAATTATCAATTTCTGCAATTTTGACACTGGGGGAAATGAATTTAAATTTGTTTACTGGCATTTAAGTAAAATTCTCCAATTTCTGCTTTAAATAGTTAAAAATAACTGACTATTATAATTAGCAATATTTTTATTTATTTTTTAAATATTCATCAATTGTGCCTTTAAAAACAAACTCTTTTTTAAGAACTATTTTTGCAACAGATTCACGAATAGATACAATTGGCTGTTCATTATTTTTGCTTTCTAATATGTATCCTTTTACTTTTATTGAAAATTTTGATTTAAAAAGTCTTTCTTCATCAGAAAAGTCATTGATATTATTGTCTGGCGAAAGTGATTGTTCAAAAAAACATTCGTAAGTCCAATCATTCCTTCTTTTAATAAAATAATTAATATTGCCATATTTTGTGATAAATGGAGACATAATTTCATTTATTTGTTGTTGAAAATTTGAAATAATAATTATTTCATAAGTTTTTTCTATAAATGTTGGCTGTGGAATTGTAATAAATTCATATACAATTTCTTTATTTTTAATTTTTGAATTAGCTTTACCTGTTTTTTGAAATGAATTATTGTTTGCAAATTTAGCTGTGCTGTTTTGAGATATTCTTTTGGCTATTGTAATAGCGCCAGAATATGGATCTTTTTGTGCAAATAAATTGACAGCCATATTCCCGTCGTGCTGGTCTGGTTTTTGGATATCTGTATTTGTAATTGATATTATTGGATATTTCAGTGTTCCTTTTTCATCTCGCGTATCAATACTGGCTTTTGACAAAACAGCACGTTCAGGGGTAGCAAAGACAACAGGGACTTTTTTCCATCCATCTATTTGATTACAAAAAACATTGACATCATTATTTATCCATTCATAAATAACAAAATCAAAATCTTCTAAAGAAGGTGCATAAATTGAAATTTCTTGACTCAATTATTTATCCCCTTATTGTACCTGTGGCTCCTAAATACGATAAAGCTGTTTCCCATGTAATTAATTGATCTCCATTAGAAAGGGATGGATAATCATCAGATCTGTATGGAAACATATACATTGAGTTGTACATTGGTGCCTCACTCCATTTTGAGCCCAATAAAGAGTTTGGACCATATGTGGAGCCTGATGTGGTTAATACATATAATCTATTATTTGAATTTCTAACATGATACGAATCAACAACATATCCATTTGGTGAACCAACAAACAAATCATCTGTTTTATCAAAATATGTAAATTTATAAAATCCATCACCTGATGCTTGAGTAACAGCCAAGCAATCCCCAGTCTTTTTGCTATATAAATAAACATTATTAGATGAAGAATTTGCACCTGTTAAATTTTGTATTCGACCAAATATATCATACGATATTGAATTATATGTATATATAAGTTCTGACTGAGCGTAGGATGAAGACAGCGTGTTGGCGTGTGAATAAATTGAAAATGTTCTAGATAATGTGGGAATTAAATTATTTAATTTTGCATCTTGTTTAAATTTTCTAAAAAAGGAAGAATAATCATCCCATATATTTAAAAAGCACATTTCTGATCCTAAAAATACGCTTTTTATATTTGTATAACATCCAGAAAAATTAAAAATATTTTCTTGCTTATCGAAAGTTAATGATGTGCCAGGACACATAGCGACGAGTGCGTTGTAATGCCATTTATATATTGATCCAAATGAATTTAAGTAATAATTATTTTCAGGTATGCTAGCTGAATTTGTTCCTGTAAATATAACTGCAAAAACAGGATTGGTTTGCTGTGGTGTTATATTTAATTTAAAAATTGTTTTATTATGACAGTCTGAACCATTTGTATGTTTGTCGCTAATATAATTTAAACACAGCATTCCTTCGACATAAGGAACACACCTAAGCGATGAAGCTGTATTTCTAAACATTAAATTAATATTATTGTTTCCATTTGTAATTTTAAAATTACTTGGTCTTAAGGAACCAGAGTGATTATCAAATCTTACAGAAAATGGCGTTGTTCTTTTTTGAGAAGTAACAAGATTGCCCTGAAATGGAAATGTTTGTTGTGTTTGTTCAATTACATCAAATAAGGGAGACAAGGTGGTTGTTGTTGAAATATTCCCTAAAAAAGCGCAATTTTTTGTTTCAATATTTCCAGGTTCATTTGCTAAAAATGATATTTTTGTCCACGCGCCACTTGTTGGTTGGTTAGCTGAACCTAATTGATTTTCAATATTTAATTCTATTGGAAATATAACAGAATTTAAAATTCTTGATGATAAATTTTCATCATATTCATATGTTAAATAACAAACTGGCTGATGATAATGCCATCTTGTTGCCACAAAGACGCTTTGAAGAAAATACAAGGATTTAGTACCCGAAAAACTTTCAGTTAAATCATTTCTTTTGAATAAATTGTAAATATTATTGGTTGAGCCCTGCACAAAACTTGGACTACTAAAAGACATCACCCCTATACCAAAAGAATTTGGCACATCGCTTCCTCTTATATTAAAAGAACAAGTTTGAGCAGTTATTGTGCTAACTGATATTGATGAATTTATTTCTATAAAAAAATTTTTATAAACTATACCAGATTCAGGTAAAAATATATCAAATGCTGGTATTGGATTTATATCAAGTACTGAATGGGTTGGACCTATTGGGTTGCCAATTGAGGCTGATACTTGAGAGCCTGTGTTTCCTTGGAGTGGTATTCTAATTGTTTTAATTTTTTTTGCAACGCCTGTGTCGTCATACTTATATGTCACAATAGCTTTGCATGTTAAATTTACAGGATTTATTAATCCACCAATTGCTCCATTGCTTTGTGTAAAAGCAAATGTTGCAGTTAGTCCCTTTTCTGTTCCTGAAAGAAAATGTGTATTAAAATCATTAGTAGCATCGCACCATGTTTCAAAATTAAAATTTTCACCTGTGTCAGTAATGGAACAAGTTAATCTATTGTTTGTATATGTTGCTGCTCCATCAAGTTTTGTCTGAACATTGAAACTATTTAAATTTGCTCTTAGTGTAGTATTACTGCTAGTATTAAGCCAATTTATTTTTAAATAAACAGATTCAAACACTCTACTTGCTGTTTCTGGCAAATAAAGCAATTCAGGAACCCATTGTGCAACAATAAGCCCGGTTGAAGCAGACAAAGGGCCCGGAAGTGTTTCAAATCCCCATTCTATTGTTTTAATTCTTTCAGCCATTATAATCCTTTATAAATAATTTCCAAATATCTAAAAAATTTTTAATATTACATTCGTCGCTTTCGTAGTATTCTTGATTGTTTAATTTATAATTAATATTATCCCCATTTCTGTTTATAATTAAACTTGAACCATTTTCTAAATTCCAAATTATTTCAAAAATCCAACCCCTATCGTAGAAACAATCTTTATTTTGTTTTTTCCACTTTCCAGAAATATTATAATTTAATCTATCTGGTTCTATCCAAATCAATCCAGCGGATTCAACTATTGATTGAAATCTATAAATACAATCATTTATAACATTAATTATCATAGTTTGATTAAATCCCTATAGTCTACACCTATAAAATTTAAATTTTTTGCATTTGAAGATATTTTGTCGGGCACAACAGAACCAGACATATCAGAAGCTACCCAATAATGAATTAATTCATTTCCAAAAATTGTTTTTGCATCAGAAGATGTTGACCATTGTTGCAATTGAGATATTGTTGGTTTGGTTCCGGAAATTATTGCAGCAGCTATAAAATCATATGACGCCATATAATTACT